TTTCCGAGTCATTAAATAAAGTCCAAAGAACAAAAGCACCAGTAATCCAGCTCTTACCAACTCCCCGAAACGCCTGTATCTGTAGTCGCTTGGGACCATTCTGCAAGTAATCTGCAATCGCATATTGTGCCCTCGTAGGTGCAGGCAGCCCTAGCTCGTGCCAAAGTGCCTGTAAAAACATTTTAAAGTCTTGTCTTAGTAATTGTAAACTGTTCATCCAAGTATATCCTCTAGTATATCCTGACTATTATCTAACCCAGACTCGTAGTCAAACGTCATACCAGACATTCTATTTAGCTGGTTAATTAACTTTTTATAGTATTGTGTACTAAATGGTTTACGTTCGCCTGCTTCTATAGCTCTATCATACCGTTGTATTTCTCTCAAATGACTTACCATTTCATTCTTAACTCTTGTATAAAAGTTAAGTTCAGCATTTGTTCTTCTACCTTTGTTCGTCAATCCAGCTTGTTTTCTTGCTACTTTAAACATTAAGTCTTTAATATACTGAGGTTCACTTAGAATACCTAGCTCAGTAGAAAACAAATTATAAAAATCATCCATATCTTTTAGTACTTCTTTCTGCATACGTGCTATAGAGTAGCTTTTACCTTCTTGACCTATAATAAAATCAATTAAGTTATTAAGAATACGCTCTCTATATTCGTCATAGGTTTCTATTTTATTAGGTAAAGGTGCATAACGTCCCAACTTCTTTTGCTGTTGTTTATCTAAGCCTTGAAAGAAAGCTAAAAGTTTTTTACCATTATAATTATTTTTAAAATCATTTGAATAAAAGTCTGCTAGGTAATCTCCTAACATACCAACAACTTTAGGTTTTTTATCAGATTTACTAGCTTTTAGTATACGTAAATTACCGGGATTGTTTCGATGTATTATCTCTGACGAACTAAATGCAGTAGTTTCTGGATCTTCAATATCTATAATGTAAGCATCTTTAAACTTGTTCTGTCTAATCAATTTATTATTATAAAGTTTTTTAATTCTACCTTCTGTAGCATCTTTTAGTTTTTTGTATGGTTTTTTAACTAATAAACGTAAGTTATCAGGAGAGTTTCTTTCTAACGCTACAATCCATGGAAAATTAGTAGGATCTGCTTCTTTTAAGTTCCATAGCCAGTCATATTGAGTTTTAGCTATAACATGTTCAAGATAAGCTTCATCACCATACTCCATTAACTTAGCTAATACAGGATCATCTCCATATT